ACTGATCGATAGTAATCGGAGTTGACATAAATAAAGCGGGCAATTCAAAGCATTTTCAACAACTTAATGCCTTAAACTGCCCGCTATTGGGTGCTATCTGATTAAATTTAGATCATTCCCACTCATTTGTAAATACGGATAAATATACGTGTCTATTCATATGTTTGAGCAAGAACGGTAACACAGAACCATCCTGAAAACCATGCAACACAATAAATACTTCTATTGACAAATAGATGTATTTATATATAATTAGAAGTATGGAAACAAACAACAGGAGGTGAAGTGAAAGCCGCAGAATTGCGGAAGATACTCATAAAAAGCGGTGCCAAACTGCTGAGACATGGAGGTCAACACGATGTCTGGGTACGGTTAGGCAAGGTTACAACGGTGCCAAGGCATCGGGAAATAGCGGAAGGAACCGCAAAAAGCATTTTGAAACAGTTGGGTATCAAGCCGTAAAAGCACCTCCCCGGAAACGGGGAGGTTCTCGGAACACTTCATGAAATGACATGCAATTAAAAGACTTTCTTCACTATCCAATTGCTTTGCAAAAGGATGAACTGGGGATGTTTGTTGTTACATGCCCTTCCGTCCCAGAGTGCGTTACTCAAGGGGAAACTAAGGAGGAATGCATCGATATGGCGCTTGACGCCCTTCTTCTTTTGGCGTCAGGGATTGGAGAGTTTGGCTGGGTTTTTCCACCATCAAACGGGAAAGAGGCGGATCTTGTCGTAGATATTCCGCCAATACTTGCTTTGAAAATAATGCTTAGGAACGCAATGGTTAAAGCAAAGGTTAAATCTTCTACCTTGGCTAAAAAACTGGGCGTGTCACCTCAATCTCTGAATCAGACTTTGTCCATGAGCAGAAAATCGACGAAGTTCGATGTCCTATTTCAGGCCTTTGAAGCTTTAGGTATCCCTTTGAACGTTTCTTGCTGAAAACGGCAGCCTGAAATTGTGGGTACCCACATTTAAAGCTATGGGTACCCATATTTAACGTCGCTTTATTCTGTGATATGCGATGTTTTTTTCCAAAAGTCAGAGATCACAGCAAGCGGTCTAATGATTGACCGTGCTTACGACAGCGTCTTTGTCCGCAGCTACTCTTGTAGATAAGCTCGCACCCTCTCCTGCCAGCTCGACACTTTCGCCGAGAAGGTCTGAACTTTCTGCGAGTAAGCGCTCGCATCGTCCGAGCTTGACTTCACTACTGTCTCCGGAAGAGGTGTGCTGGCCGGCGGCTCTGGACAATTGCTTGGCGAGACTGGCGGACTGGAGGCGCACCCGCTGAGCATCAGCCCGCAGAGCAGCAGCGTTAGATAAGGCTTTATCTCGCTCAGCCAGCGCTGAGGCGACTTTCTTTGCGCTTTCATTTTCTTTTTCCCTGTACTTCGCTTCGAGCGCCTTCGCGGCCTCAGACTGCTCGGCCTTGTCCTTGGCGATCTGGGTTTCGTATTTGGCCGCAGTTTGCTGATGACCATATTGATAGCCAATGAAGAAAATACCGACGGCAACGATGATCACAGCAACCGAAACTGCAAGCGTTTTATTCATTTTATAATCACTTATATTTGCTATATTACATACTTTGTTGTATAATTGTCCTATCTTTGATGAATAGGAGATTGAATGAAACTTTCAGAGCTTCTCAGGCTGTTAAGGTCAAAAGGAGCAAAACTTGAGGGACACGGAAAAGAACACGATGTGTGGTCAAGGAACGGAAACCTAGTTACACGAGTTCCACGACACGCAAAGGAAATCAAAACCGGAACCCTGAAGAAAATCCTCAAGGACCTCGACATAAAGCTGTAGCAACTCCCCCGGGTACAAGCCCGGGGGCCTGATGGGCCGAAATCATTCAATGATTGTGATGACTACTTACAAACTAAAAGACTTTCTCGCTTATCCCGTCCGGTACGAAACCGCTGACGATGGAACTGTGACGGCTTACTTCAGAGATTTCGACGGAGTCACTCAAGCTGATGATGCAAAATCAATCGATCGAGTCGCTTTGGACTGGCTTATTTTGAGTGGGATGGTTCTTCCGAAAAGGCACGAGATCATCCCCAAGGCTTCCGCGCCTCAAGCCGGTGAAAAGACCCTCGAAATTTCACCGACCATCGCTTTAAAGTTCATTCTCCGAAACGCGATGACGGTCAAGAATCTCCGGCCTTCGGATCTTGGGCGCCTCCTCGGAATGTCTTCGCAGGCGATAAACGCACTGCTTGATGTATACCGGGAGGGAACAAGGTTCGATTCTCTTTATAAAGCGCTTAAAGTTTGCGGTTGCGATGTTTCAATAACCGCCTCTTAAGGCAGCAACATACAGCCCCACGCGAATGGGGCTTTCTTTTTATTTGGCTGTTTTCATGCAAGTTTGGTATTCCTGTTCTCGTCTCTTGGCCAGTCCGGGCAACCTTTTGCCTTTGAAGTAGCACCAGCGTTTAATCTCGTTGCACGCTCCTGCGTAGTCCCCCCGGTTCAACTTCTTCACGAGCGTGGACGAGCAAAACGCTCCGGCCCCGATGTTGTAGGCGAGGGAAAGGTACGCATCCAACTCTCCCTGTGAAAGCGGGACCTTAATGCACTTGCTGATGCCCGCCTTCGCCGTTTCCGCATCCCGGTAGAGCCTCTGCAACGCCTGGGTGGGCTGAATCGTGTCGCCCTTCTTCACCCCCGTGGTCGTCCCCCATCCAATCGTAGGAACATCGCCCGCCACAGGCACATAGGCCACAGACGAGTAACCCTCGTAACCAGCAATAGCTACGAGGGTCGCGGCTGAAACAGCCATAGCTCCAATTTGGTTCCTGTTCATTTTCGCCTCGACCGGAAACGATCCATCAGAGCCTTCACGCCGTCCATCGCCTTCGGAATCGCTCCGAGGATCAGGAGGGCGGTGTATGTCAGCGTCGCTATCTGCACCAGTTCACTAAGCGTCAGTCCCGCAAAATCCATCCCCGCCACTCCTAAAGGAAGCGCCCCTTTGGCCCATGTCGGGGTGCAAAAAAAACCGCCAACGCGGGCAGCGGTCTTTTCAAAAAAACTCGATGATGAACACATGATCAGCCCTCCGGCGCATAGGACTCGAGCGTCAGGCCGAACAGCAGCCAAAACACCGCCTGGAAGACAGAAAACTTGTAGGCAAACTCGTTTTTACATGTGAGCGTCCTTGCCAGACCCTCGATCTGCGGGCAGGCGCCGCGGCACATGGAAAGCACAAGGCATTTCCGGCATTCGGGACGCTCGCTCCACGGCTTGAAGTGCTTCGAAAGATCAGCCTTCTCCGGGAAATCGATTCGGCCGATGAAGTACTTTGGTTCGCTGTGGTCGTGGCAGGAAAGCAGGTCGCCTTTGAGGTTGACGGCGGCGTTGTCCGGACGACTCATGCAGCACTTCACCGCCATCGGATTGATGTGCTTGCGATGCACGAGAGCCTTCAGAAGCTGCGTGCATTCTCCTGTCAGGGCAGGAAACTTGTCCCATCCCTCCCGGGTCAACGCCTGGAAAATGTTCTTCTGGAGGGCAAGCAGCTGTGCATCCGAGAACATCAGCTCATGGTCGGTTACCCCCACGTGCGTCATGATGCCTTCGAAGTTCAGATGAACATCGCCCAGTTTGGCTTTGATGTAATCAGCGATCGCGTCAATGTCAGTGTTGGCCGGAGAAAGCACGCAGTTTACCGAGCAATGAAGCCGGGAGAAAGCCAGCCTCCAGAGATCAACCATCTTTGGATCGTCCAGGGGATCCTTTCCTCTCAGCCTGTAGCCCTGACCGTCATGGCTGAACGTCAGGCTGACCCCATACTTCTCGCAGAAATCGATCTTGTCTTCGGTAAGGAGCGTCCCATTCGTGATCATGGCAAAGCTCGCTTTGGGATACATTTCCCGAAGCGCGGGGATCAGGACGAGCAGCGTCTTCCAGTACACAAACGGCTCCCCGCCCCAGAACTCGATCACGCCGCCGTTGCAGTCGATCCCGCCGGCCTTGAGTGCCGCCAGCAGGTTCGGCACGTCGCGGGCATTCGACACCAGCTTTTCGTCATCCCGGTCGACGCTCTGAGCGCAGTACCTGCAGTGCATGTTGCACTTGAGCCCGAGCTGGATACGAAGGTCGGACATCTTTTTCTGCTTTGCGGTCGAAAAGACAGCCTTCCCGAGATGCATCTTCGAAAAAATTTTGAGCCGGTCGTCTTTTTTCAGATCAACCGGCTCGTTCTTTTCGTCCCAGAGTTCGTTTGTCGAGTTGTCGTAGACCCATGAAACCTTCCGTCCATCATGGGTTTTGCAGTTGAGCCGAAGCTTCATCGAAAGATTTCCTTCATTTGTTTGTACAGAGCAAACCGCTTGTGTGACAAGTAGCAGTCAACGCTGTGGGTGTTGGACAGGTAGCAGCCCCCGCGGCAAAAGCTTTGAATCTCCACCGGACAGGACTGGCATTCTTTCGTGTTCCAGAATCGCCCAGGGGCTTTCCCCTCAGGCCGAATCGGGATCGTCTTTCGTCTTGAGAAGATGTTTCCAGTCACGTTCCCCGAGGAGAAATCGTGGTGGCACTCATAGATGTTCCCGTGCATATCGATCGAGAGCCTGTCCGGGCGCACACACATTGGTCCCCTGGGCTGTCTCCTGTAGCGGTCGATCTCGTAAATCTGCTGCGAGCATTGCCACAACGCCCACGGGTCGCCGTAACGGGCCATTGGGATCACCTCACGCGCCATATGGTTGTAGAAGGCGTCTACGTCTTCCCGCGTGAGGTAGCACTCTGATCCGCAGCTGTCGTTCGCCCTTATGAAATGGGCGCAGAGCCTCGGCGTCCCGCCGTAGCGGTCTTTCAGCCTCCAAAACCAATCCCTGATCTCCCAAAGATCCGTTCTCTGGTGGGTGATCAGCTCGGAGAGTGAAAACCTTTTGAGCCGGTAGATCGCGTCAAGCTGCGCGTCGGTGAACCCGCCACCGTGGCAGCTGACCGTCGTCCAAATATCCGGATGGATGTTGGCATACTCAATGTAATCGTCCGAAATGCGACGGCCATTCGTCGTCACGATGCATTTGCCGTCAGCCGCCCGGATGCCGAGCTCGGTGAGCCTGGAATGCATCGCCCGGATGGCCTTCCAGTAGAGCATCGGCTCGCCGCCCCAGAGCATGAGCTTCTCCGGCGAGGCTCCATCCAAATATGCCGCCAGTTTCTCAGCGAACTCTATCGGATCGGCCTTCTTGTCAGCCGGAGACCGTCCGGAGTTCTGCAGGCAGTACGGACAATGCATATCGCACGCGCTGCCGATCAAGATGTTGACCTGTGAGTATTTCATTTGACAGTGACAGTATGCTCAGCGCGTCCCGTGTAGAAACGGTGGTTGATCTTCACCCGCATCGTCTCTCCGGACTGAAGCCCGAGAGCCTGCTGCCTGAACGTCCCCACGCCGTTTTTGATCTCAACGCGGCGCCGCGGAGCGTACCCATCCACCGCTTCGACGATGAACCCGTCCCACGTAATGTTGGTCATAAGGTCGCCAGTTTTGCCATCAAGGAGCTTCAGCGTATAGGTCACCCATCCGTCAGGGGCAACCTCTTCGGCGTCAGGCGTCAATTCGTACCCGAGATTCAGCCACTTGGACTGATCGCCCTTCATGACCACATCGGCGTCCCAGTCCTCGCCCAGATCCGTAATGTTGGAAACGAGGATCGTGTCCGGAGCAGTAGTGATCGAACGATTGCACTCAGAAACCGGAGCCGTCTGGTCGGTGACCCACAGGTCGAATAACCACATCCCCCCGGCGTACTTCGCATAGTCTGCGGAATTTCGCTTGCTGAGGTACGACAATTCCGGGCGAACATCTATGAAAATGCCGCGAGCAGGATCCAAATGGAACGAGTAGTGCGCACCCGGAACCCAGTTGCGAGAATAGATGGGGCTGGTCTTGTCGAGAATACTCTCGGCGTAGATAAAATACTGCTTGCCGTCAATTTCATAATATGTGTCCCTGCTACCAAAAAATGAAGAAGCGAGCCGTGCGGTTGTTTTAAGGGCGTCGGCATCCCCCTCGGACGCGCTTTCCGAAACAAAGCCTGCGTTTCTTTCGTAAAGGAGCCTAAGAACAGCCCTGGTATCGTCTATGGCAACAGAAATCACAGGGAAGGGGAGTTTTTTTGCAACAACGTGGCGAAGATGCATGGTGTTTCCTCTCAAATCTTGTTAGTTACAATCACAGTAACTGCTGCAATTTCCGCTCGCATCGCATTGGGAGCATTGCTGACAGTTTGAGCATTGCTTGCAATCCGAGCATTGATTGCAGTTAGAACATTGAACTTGGCTGCACTGGACGTTATTGCAGCGCCCGCAGTTAGAGCAGTAGGTGCAATGGCTGCAATAGGAGCAGTGCGCTGTCTTGTATCCGTTGTCGTTGGTCAACTGGCTTACCTTGGTCAGGTCTGCCGTTTTCCAATAGCCAACATCATCCGTAAGCATGGCTACGGTGAGCGCTGATTTTGTCCACAACCCGCTGTCCTCGGTCAGCTTGGACAGGCTGGTTGGGAGGGCGGAGAGCTTCGCGAGCGCCGTTCCCCCAGCTGTTTCTCCATCATGCACAACAAGGACTTTCTTATCAGTGTCGATGGTGACCTCGCGAACTTTTCCCGTGTATGCGGCCGTGGCTGTGGTCGTTCCTCTCTTTAAAAGAATTTTCTTAACCATCGCCGCTCCTTAGTTGTCGTCCGTGCAGTTACAGTTGCAATGTATCGTGTTGCATTTGACCGTGTTGCATTGAACCGTGGCGCATTGAACCGTGGTGCATTGCACCGTGTTGCAGTTGTAGCAGTTGTTGCACTGAGAGCAGTACGAGCAGTAAGAGCAATACGAGCAGTGCCCGGTTTGAAAACCGCTGTCGTTCGTGAGCTGAGAGATTTTGGTCAGGCCCGTCTTTTTCCAAAATCCAACATCGTCCGTAAGCTGAGAAAGCGCTGTAAGCGCACCCTTAGCCCACACTCCAACATCGTCGGTCAGCTGGGACAGTTTGGTCGGCAGGTCGGACTTGAGAGCCAGCGCCGTTCCTCCGGCGGTTGCCCCGTCGTGTACCCTGACGCGGTGATTGTCCGTATCGATGGTGATTTCGCCAGGCTCTCCGGTGTAAACGTTATTCTTGGCCGCAGTTCCGCCCTTCCACAAGATTTCTTTTAAAGGCATCTAAAACCTCATGTGCAGTTCGAGCAAAAAGTGCAGTAGGTGCAGTAGGTGCAATGCCCTGTCTGATACCCGCTGTCGTTTGTGAGCTGGGAGAGTTTTGTGAGGCCTGTTTTCGTCCAGTACCCCACGTCATCCGTCAGTTGTGAGAGCTTGCTGAGACTGGTCTTCGTTTCGTAAGCATCGTTCTCAAGCTCGCTCGTCTTTGTGGGGATCCCGGATGCTTTCGCAACAGGATGGCCGCCAACGGTTGTGCCGTCATGGACTCGGAGGCGCTTCTCGTCCGTATCGACCGTCAGCTCCCGGTTCTTGCCGGTGAACGCGTCATTCTTGGCCTTTGTCCCGCCGCGAAGCTGCAGATACTTGGATTTCATGACAGTTCCCCGAGATCAATTGTCTCAATTTCTGTTTCGATCGACTGAATGCTCGCCGCTTCCTGGGCTTGTACGGCACTAACAGCCGTGGTATGAGCTGTTGTGATCGCATCAGTTGCCGTGATCTGGGCGCTTTGTACGGCTGCAACAGAGGTGTCGCCCTGAGATTTAACCGCGGTGACTGATGTGGTCTGCTGAGCGCTAACGTCTGAAAGAGCGGTCGATTTTGCCGAGTTCACAGCCGAAACGGCTGTGGTTTTAGCTGACGCTATAGCGTCCGTGGCCGTGGTCTGTGCTGTCGTGATCGCCGAAACAGCATCCATCTTTGCAGTCGAAATGTCTGTCTTTGCGGTCGCAATTTCTGATTCGAGTTCCGATTTTTCTGACGCTACCGTCGATTCGCTCGCGGCGGCATTTGAAGCTGCTGTTTCTGCGACCGTCTGGATCGCCTTGAAGGCCGAACCCAGAAGGAGCGAGGTTCCCCCTGTCGAGCTGTAACCGACAATCTTGTCGTCCGAGTCGAGCGTCGCTTTCTGCGGAAGATCAGATACTTTGATGACTGCCATTCAAGCTCTCCTTTAAGCCGTGCGCTTCCAGATGTAGACCGCGAGGTACGGGTTTCGGGTCGAGAAAGCCTGCCCGCCGCCCGTGTTGTCGACTCTGACGGCGTGATTATGTTGGCCCTGCCATGAAGTCTCGCCCGACCACGCCCGGGAAGCGTCAAAATTAATCTGGTAGTGCGACTTCATACTGCCGCCGTCGTCCATACCCTTAGTCCCGCCGACATCCGTGGCATAAAAAGCTCCGGACTCATTCACAAAGTAGCGTGTATATAGCCCCGCGCCAAAAAAGCCCGTGATCGTCATCGAACCACGGGTATGCGTATGCCCGCCGGCCTCTGTTGCCTGTGCCGAGTGGCTGTGCGCTGGCATCTCGTTCACGGTCAGCGTGTGAGAGTCTGCCCCGCCTATCGTCCCCGCCGCGAAGGAGCCGCCGGCGTCGATCAGGGTTCTGCCCGCGCCGATTCGCTCCCATGTTCCGATGCCGAACAGCTCTGCCGGATTGGTTGAAGCCGTTGAGATATAGACCGATCCGACAGGGAAAACGACATCTATGACTGCCCGTTTCGACAAAGCCTTCAGGGCATCAACGAACCCGGTATACAGGGCGGATGCGTCGATAGTTGCGTCCTCGGCCGCGTAGTCTTTGATCAGTTCCCCTATGGCATAACCAGCCGAGGCGCCTTGAGCCAAAACGCGATTTACCTGGGCGGACTTGGCGATGCCGCTTTGGAACCCTGTCGTCCTCACTGCCGAGAGCGAATTGCCCTGCCAAGTGGTTTCATCGACAACATTTGCCGAAGCCCCGTTCGCGAACGGGACCAGTTTGTTTTCTGCCATGTGCTACCTCAAGAAGATGAAATATCGATGTAGAGCAGATTTCCGCTGTCGTCCGTCAATAGCGTTCTATCCGTTGCTGCCAAATTTCCGGCAACTCCGTTCTCTATTATTTCCAGAACGCCAGCGTTGTTAAGAGCGATGATTCTGTTTGATAAAATCTGCCAGACAATGGGAGGGACCCGCGATTTGTCGATGTAGACAGTGATTCTCATGTCCTGAGTGTCTACATAGGCGATCTGTGCCGTTGTGACGCCAAACGCCGTTGAGATCTGGTCAATCAAGGCCATGAGATCTTCGTTGCGGCCCGTGTATTGGTTGATCGCGACCTTTGCTTTGAGGACGATTCTATAGATCTCATCCGAAAGAACCGTAATGCCATAGGCGTCATCACGAGCTGTCTGCCAGACCCCGAGGTCAAACCCCACCCCGTCAACGTCATCAAATGCAAAAAAGACATCCGTAATCTTCAGCGCAAGCTTTCTTGTTTCACCAACCCTCACCCCAACTGCGTCGAGCTGGCTGCCAACCGCATAATCAATATCGAAGTCCCGGACGAATTGCTTCATCCTGGATCGGGCCTCAGCGACAGGCTCAGTGAGCTGATAAACCCACTCCGTGAAGCGCGGCTTTTCGCGATGCGCCCCGGCGATCAGTTCGGTGTATTCGTTCTGGCTCGCCATATCTGTTACTCCACGGTGATCGTGATGCTGTCAGCAGAAGTCGAAGCCTTCTCATTCCACGCTATATCAACCGAGGCCGCCGAGCCGTTCAGCGTTATGCTCTCGAGATAAAAATCCGGGTCGTAGATGTCAGCGTCCCGGACGACTTCCGATACGCATTTCATGATGTCAACCTTCTCGCCTATAGCTAAGCCATTGATGTAGGCTGAGAGACGAGTTTTGACATCGTCCTCGTTCGTCGTGAGCCAGGTGTCTGTTGCTTTCAGGGTGATTGCAATGGTGATTGCGACATCAGTCGGGCGGGAAAACGCGATTTCGTTCACGTTGCCCAGGGAGTCTATGTACTCGACCGTCGTCGAACCGTAGGTAGAAACTCCCTGGCTCTTCTTCTTATATATAGTCTCCGCGATCTCATCGGCCGCGCCGCCTGAAACGACAACGGCGATTGAGTGAGCGGGAATTCCCTCGCTTGACTCACTTCCAGTGTCGTTGTGTCTCCCTGCCACAGACTGAACACCATCCAGCTGCTGAATGGATCCTACAAGACCATCCCACAGACCCATTGTGGGCTGCATCGTGGAGAGCGTCTGGCGGTAGCGAAGTTCTGCGTCAGACTCAACCGCCGATCCCTCGACAGCTGCCGCTTTGTTCGTGACGGACTGCCACCCGAGCGTTGGTGTTCCAATTGTTGTGATAGATCCCGCGGGTGCCGATATTGCGCCTTCTGAATCGGCTGTCGCTGTGGCTACGACTTCGCCTGAAAGCGGGATACTCACAGTCTCAGGAAGATTCCACCTGTTCCCTGCCGAGTCCAGAGCGTATCCATTTGTGATGACCGTCCCGGCCTGCCCAATAATCGTGAGGTCTACGGACGAATGAGAGGCTTCATGGCGAGATATTCCGTTTGTCTTTACGGCGCCGTCTAGGGCAACGCCTACGGCTGTAGAAGGGTTGTAGGCGTTGAAAACGGCGATTGCCTGGGCATTCAGGTCGTTGATTGCCGAAGAGAATATGGCCAGAAGCTGCCCATCCTGAGTGTCGGAGTCGAGATTGATGTCGTCTCCGAAAATTCCTTTGGCTTTAGTTTTGAAGTAGTCTAGGATCTCTTCGTAGCTGGGAGCCGTAATACCGGTCGCTGAAACGGTGAAAACAGGGCTGCTTATCGTCATAGCGTCTCCGAAATTTCTGTAGATCCGTAATTCGTGTCTATCGTGACCTGAATCGAAAGCGTCCTGGTGTCGGGGTCAAGGACCGACTGGAACTCCGTGATCTCTTTAACGCCTGGAGTCCCCAGAATACGGTTCCGAATGATCATGTCCACTGCCTCGTGCTTGCCGAGGATGTCTTGCAGCCAGGGTGTGCCATCGTTTGTATCGAGGAACCACTGCCCGCGCCATAGCTTTAATCTGGTCATGACGTTCTGGGCAACTCCTTCTGGAGAGTCCTGAAAGAAATCAGACAAACCGTGCCCGAGCATCATGTCGCCGCCTGAGTCAAGCTTTCGTACCTTCATTTCACGCCCCGTTTGGATATAATTTCCTTGAGAGTTGTGCGCGGGAAGTCTGCCCGCACGTAAAGCCGCCGTTCAGTGCCCGGCAGACGGCTTCTCTCTTATTTGGCATCTAGCTCATAAGCCGTGATCACAAAGCTGATGTCTCTTCCTTTTTTGCGTGTGCTCAAACACACCCTCTGCTTCCCGTAACGAATTGCAACACTTCCGTTTCTTTCTCCGGCTCTCTCGAGTCTGCCGTTTTGAATGGCAGTTGACAGATTCATAAGCACCCTTTTCAGGTTTTGGCCTTTATCCATCCTTCTTTGGATGATGTGTTCCAACCCCGCCTCGGAATCGCCCCAGACGAGGTCGATGTCGCCTATATCGTCTCTGTGAAATGCTCCGCGGATAAAACCTTTCCGTTCCTCAAGCATCTTGAACAACGCCCGACGACCTTTGAGATTCTTGCCCTTGATCTCCTCTCCATAGAACTGTTCGAGAGTTTTCGCTTTGTGCTCTCGCTTAAGCTGGGATTTTGATTTTCTGGTACCAGCACCAAAAGTGGAAAATTTCCCTCCACTATCTCTTGGGTGTTTAGCTTCAAAAGCTGCTCCATCCATGAAAACAATTTGGCAGACATCGTCTATGAAAAGCACGGCGACACATTCCTCATTGGCACAAAAAAACCCCGAAGGACTTTCGTCCGTCAGGGCCTTTCCAAATGAAAAATTACTTTTTACATCTTTTGGTCTGGAGCGGACCCACCGTTGTGCGTGTGACTGTTGTACGTGTCGCGGATAGACTGCATCTTTCCAGTCGAGTCGTAGATCTGGGCGCCGCCGACAATGTCGCCGGAGACGGTCACCTTGCCCGTGAACGTCGTTTCCGGACAGTCAATCGTCAACTTGGGGCACGAGAGCGACACGGTCCCCGAAACCGCGGCAGAAAGAGTTCCTCCGATCGAGGCTTCCGCACTGCCGCTTGTTTTAAGGGTCACCTGATGGTTCGAAGGGGTGAGAGCGATGTACGCTCCCCGGTCGTCCGTTCTCAGCTCGACCGAATCCGTTGAAACGCTTCCGATCTTCTTTGCCTGAGACCAGACCCCCGGGATTACGAAACCATCAGACAGGTCATGCATCCGCGGCTCGGCCGGAGGCTGCACTCCACCGCTTTGCCACCACAAGTCGATGGATCTGGAAGAAAAAACAACGAGACATTCATCTCCGGTCCTGATCGGGAAGGTCAGGCTGCATCCCCCTGCGTGCGGGAAGACAACGGGGCAATCAAGAAGCAGCGGAAGATTCAAAATTTCCACGCTGCCGGTTTCCGTGACGCGTCGACCCTGAATGGCTGGCTGAACCTCGCACGTCAGAGCGTAGGCGTTGAAACTCTGGATGATCCCTGGCAGCGCTGTCCAGATCATCGCCTGCCGCCCGGTAAAATTCTGCTCGAACTGCCGAACGGGGTCTTCGATGAGTTCGTTTTCTGAGATCATTGGATGTTCGCCAAAAAGTTCCACACGCCCGGTTCGACAAACCCGGCCCCCTCGTTAACGCCTATGGCGATGATGTCCGTGTACCAGTCTTCGCCCCGGGTATCCCCCACATGCTGCCGACTCCGAATCTGGTAGAAACCGTCACCAGCAATAACCTTTCCTCGGGCGGCATAATTCTCTTGGACGGCCTTGTACTCGGTTGAATAATCCGGGGTCTGGATAAGCGACTGATCAATTTGCACGTAGTTTCCGAACTCCAAATCGGGATTCAGCAACGTCCGGGCTTCGATACCGCTCTGTGTCGCGTTAGGGCGGTCTAGAAGGCCGGTTGATGGCGACAAAATAACGATCTTGTTCCCCTGCCCCCGGCGAGGCGACTTCTGAAAGGCTGTCAAGCCCTTATTTGTGTAGCCCCAGTCCAGATTGTTCGTGTCGGCAAAGCTTTGCATTGCATCGCGGGCCATCCCGTACATAACTTTTCCACGGGGAAGCTTCGTGCTCATCAGCCCCGATGTATCCGCATACGATTCAACCCCATAATCCTTCATCGACTGGGCGATCGTGCGGAATACATCAGACTGGGACGAACCGGCGGGCAGAGAAGAATCAACGATTGAGTACTTGTGCGCCCGCTTGCCTGTCGCTGCTATAAGCCGCAGGCACGTGTCGGTTTCGCTAAGCCGGGACATGGATTTCCACCAGAGGTCACCGTTGAAGATGACCGAATGGTGTTCCTGATAACCAGCTTCGATGATGACAGAGATATGTTCGGCGTTATTCCCGTTCGTTACGATTCGTTCGTTAGTCGGAGCGTTGATCTGGTTGGCAGTGTCGTCAGACACGTTGTATACGCTGATCTCGGCAGTGCATGGGCGCCCCACAGCGGCCTGAGTCACCCTGAATGCCACTCGGTAGTCCGACAAATCAAGGGCCGCGGTGTTCGTCCCGTCCTTAGCGACCACAAGCCGGAAATACCTGAGCCATTGCCTTTCTCCGCTCATCAGGAATCCTCCCAATAGAGCTGCAGGTTCGATCCCATGTCGGCATAGGTTGGAGTTTCTGTGTACAAGCCGCCCACCATTGCATAGAGATGACCCAGCCCCAGATATTGGTGCTGCGCGAGTAAATCGACGCCGCACACAAGCGGGATCCCCTCGATCAGACTTTCGCCGTCCAGTGTCTGGATGTCTAGAAACCAACCTCCGTAGACCGCATCCCGGTAAGCGAGCTTCAACGTGTAATAGCTGTGGCCCAGGGCGATGTTGAAAAACTGCGCCCCGGAGCTCAAAGGGATCTGAACCATTTTCATGCGTTCCCATAATCGGATGGCAATTGGAGAACCGTAGAGGTCTCTACAGCCTGTCTCTGACCGCCGTTTGTCGGACTGGCCGTCCGCTCAGGGTTCTGCTGCACATCTTCGGAAAGATTCGTGCTCTGGGCCGAAACGATGATGACTTCTTCAAACGTGATGTCACAGATCAGCGCACTTTCCGTATCGGCAGTGGAACTTGTGGACAACTTTGTTATCAGCATGTTCTGATAGATCCGCTTACCCGTTGAGACCGTCAACAGTTCACGGTTGTCCATCAGCTTTAACAGCTGTTCGTATACCTCTTTGGTCGACAGATAACCCCGTAGGATTGAGGTATCTAAGACCGAATTGATGAGGCGGGATGAATCCGACCATCCGAAACGGACGTTCAGCACAGAGGGATTTTTATAAGCGTGATCGGAAATCGGAGCGCCTTGATCCACGGGGTGCCGGGTAACAGTAACCTCATCGTCGTGCTCCTCAGAGATCACTACATCCGGAATGATGGCGATGGCCTCAGACCCCGATGACGTGATCGACCTCCTGCGCCCGAGCGTAAGGGCTTCGATGGAGTACGGAAGACTGTTCAATGTCGAGAAATCGTGAGGCATTACATCATGCTCCTCTGGCCGTCGGCGATCGCTGCCTTCGTTGTCTGGGCGATATTCCGAGCGGCATTAGAGTCAGAAACGTAAATGGTTTGATTCACGGTCAGCTTGTTGTCGACCCTGCTCCTGTCCCATTCGTGGAAGTTCCTGCTTCGACCTGTAAATTGCGTGGCTCTCCTGATCTCATCCTGAAGCGATGGGTCCATGATGAGCTTTTGGTAGCCGTTCCCGTTTTCCTGACGGGTAATAGCTTCAATCATGGCCTGCATCTGGCGGGGATCACGAAGATCAAGAGCTGTGTAGGCCCCAACGTTCGCCCCGAGGCGGCTTGAGAGGTACTGCGAAACTCGTTTGATATAGCTTACAGTGTCGTTTTCGTTCGCCGGCGCCCAGGTGCGGACGAGGTCCGCAACAGTCTGTGCCCCGGAGTTTTGGTAGCGTTTCAGCTGTTTCCCGAGGGCCTCAACACCCTCCGCAAATGTTCCGTAGGTCTGGAAGGAGTGCTTGTCCTTTCGAATGTTCCCCGGATTGTTGTTGCGTACGCCCTTCGGAGCTTTCGTTCCGATGTAAGAAACCTCACCCGCCGCCGGGATTCCTTTACGCTCGAGTTCCTTACCCGGAGTGCCGCCCGCTATATTGTTTTTCCCCGCGCTATTGGCGATCATTGCTTCCTGATCGTTCAGAGCGGTCTGAGCGTTCTTCTTGAAATCGCTTACAACATCGGTAAGGCCGATCTTTCCAGAAAAAAGATTTTTTACTGTCTGAATGCCGCCCGCAACGTTCGCAGTTATGTTTTTGATCCCGTCCCCGCCTAGCCACTTCGCCAGGCGGTCAACCATCCCGGAGATGTCGAAAGTTTTATTCAGAAAGCCGACAAGATATGTAAGAGCCTGTTTGCAAACAGCCCACAAATTCCCGAGACTTTTCCACAGCTCGTTGGATGATTCGGCTGTCGAATCAAGCGCTCCCCCGAGGGCTGCGGTCTGTTCCTTCGCTTTCCGCAGCTCTCCAGGAAAATTCTGATTCTTCATGTACTGCCACGAGTCGCCCAGGCCAATAGCGCTCGCCATCGATGCCGCTGTAGCATCATCCATGCCCTGCATCGCCGCAGAGATGTCGGCTACGATGTCGGTAGTATCACGAAGATTCCCGTTCGCATCCCGTACGGCCACGCCGAACAGATTCTCGATCTGATCTGCGTAGCCCGGGATCGTGCGGAGGCGCTCCCCCATCGTCCCGATAACCTTGTCAGCCATCCCGGCGTCCGCTCCCACGGCTTTGAAAGCCATGCGGAGAGAATTCAGCCCCGAGATGGAGGCGTTGGCGTAGTGGGCGATGTTGAAGTCGGTTGAAAGCTTGCTGCTCGCCTTATACCAGGCCGCATACATTGCTGTAGCTGCAGCTGCGGCTTTCAACCCGAGGTGCCTGACCTTCTTCTCAGCCTCCTGAAGTCCGGCGTTGAACCTCGCCTGAGAGTCCTTGTCAACGGAAAATCCGAGGTTTACGAGGAACCCTTCAATCACACTAGCTGCCATTTTCCTTTTCCCTCAAGCGCTGGGCGACCTCACGGTTGTGAGTCTCGTTCCTCAGGTACGTGTTCAAGATGAACAGATCCTCCAGGGTCAGGGATCCATCCTTAAGATCCCCGTACCGGATCATTCCTTCTCTGACAGGTGTCAGGAGCCAGTCTTCGCCGTTCGGCAGGCTCCACCAGTCGGCACTTTCCCAGGCCGCATCTAAGGCTTCTGTTCGGAAGCCATGCCGAACAATGCGGCTCCAATAGGGCGGATCTCACGCACGACCACTTCAAGCGCGAGCCTGAGGACATCTGCGGATCCGACATCGTCGAACGGAACGCCCTCATTGATGACCGCTCCGTAGGTTTTGCCCCGCTTCTTCTCTACGCACGACAGGCAAATCGAGAGAATTTCGTTGAAGTCCTCCTTCGGCATCTTTGCGAGCCGGTCGAAGAGAGGCTGGGCGCAAGAGAGAGCGATTGCGAGCTGGCCGGCGAAATCCTCGTTCGATTCCTTGTCGGCCTGCTGCTTCCACAGCTCAAGGAAAGCCTTCACAACCCCGGAAAACAGGAAGGGAATGACCGGACTAGCGAGGCGGGAGACATTGAGAGCCTGAAAGCAGTCAAGCCGCCCGATGACGTATTCCGAGCCGTTGATTGTGACGTGCTTCGGTTCCATTGTTTAAGCCTCTGCAGGATACGTTCCGGTGACCGTGTCGATCTTGATGCAGTCAAAGACCCACTCGAGAATGCCGCCCTCTTCTCCGTAAGTGCGGTCGGGCTGTTTCTGGAAAGCGCATCCGCGGCACACAACGGTCTCGTTGTTTCCTTTGTTGCGAATCGTGATCACGTTGTTGCCCCAGGAGCTGGAAGACAGAGCCTGGGCGTCGTACATCGCCTGCAGCAGGGCGTTGCGGGTAGATGTGTAGAGCAGCCGAATCGTCACCGTGCCCGACTTGTCGGCCTTCAGGGAGTGCATTCCCTCCCCGTCTGCCCCGATCGTCATTGTGTTGCGGGACGAGGCAAGCGCAACGGAAATCCCTTCTTTCGAATCGCCGGACCCGGCTCCGAGATCAATCACGCCAGTAGATCCCGTCAGCGTCGCGGTCACATCCATAAAAGAATACGTAGCCATCCAATCTCTCCTTACCTGTTAACCGTGATCGTCACGTTGATGAAGTGAACGGCGCCCTTGAGCTTTACAGCAATCTGAATCGGCGGGGCCTTGCGGGCCTCCCGGTCGGACTGGGACTGCTCATCGAAAGGCTGGATGTATACGTAGTAGCCTGTCGAGAGCGTGTCGCCGCTTTCCAGAGCTCCGAAGGCATCCCCGTTCCAGACTCCCGGGGCGATCAGGCCATTGGTCACGCCCTGCTCCAGGCTCTTGTTAACGCAGGAAACGATGGCCGTGGCGCCGGACTCGTCCTGCCCGACCTTCTTCGATGTGTAGAGCAGGTTCCAGAGATCCGTCTCAACTCTGTTCTGAAGCCAGTCAAGACCGTGCGTTTCGTCAATGAACCATCCGCCGGACGTGATGCCTTCCTGGAGGATGCTCGTGTCATTCTGATAGGCGCAGAAGGCGTTGACGTTATGGGACTTCAGGGCCTCGGCCTGAGAGCTGCGAAGGTTTTCCGCTGTGACGCCCGGGAGCTGCTTGAACTTAAGGGTCAGGGTCGTGTTGCTTCCCTCAAAGTTGATCGTCGCCATGCGGCCAAAGACCGAGGCGGCAGCCACAGGAGAATCGCTCGAGTACACGAGAATCGTCCTGTTGTACCCAAGGCCCTTCAGCCTGGAGCCGAGGGTTGAAGAAGCTGTCGAGTCGATTTCCGTAGAGTTCTGAGTCGTGAAGCCGATCATTCTCGAGGGAGAAGCCGCTTCAATCAGCCCCGCAGCCTCGACAATGGAATCATCAGACGCGTCCGGAGCGACGCAGACCATGTACCACGTGTTGTAATCAAGAAGCGCGGTGATTGCGGAAGCCAGAGACTCTGCCGCCACGCCCGCAACAGAGGTGGCAGAACCCGCAAAGCCCATCAGGGAAGACAGAGTCCCGGTGTCTGTCGTGGCCACGGTGGACGAAGTGCCGGTCGTGGCAGACGTGATTACAAAACGCTCTCCGGTCCAGGCGCAGGACCCGGAAACTCCGAGCGCGGACGAGATCTGAGAGGCCACGCCGTTCAGATTCGTTTCTGCGGAAAGGTCGATTGACGCCATCGATTTCGAGGCTCCGTCGATCGTAAGCGAGAGCGTCCCCGTGGTGATGGCCGTAAAGAGGGAAATGTCCTGCTCAGCGCTTGAGAGCGTCCTGCCGCGCAGCCTTCCAGCCGTGGCGGATTTCGCCCAGCGGCCGATGTAAACCTGGGTAGGCTGCGGGGACTGGCTGAAGAAAGCCTGAGCCGCGAGGTACTCCCGGGACGAAATCCCGAAGTCGGTCGCAATGTCAGAGATGCTGCTGTAGAGCCTGATGCGCTCGTCGGTGTCAATGATGTCGGAATCGCCCAGGATCAGGCAGGAGCCGAAGTTCCTGAGAGCCGCCGCCGTGGGCGACATCTCGACCGCGACATTGACCACGCGCGAAACCGGAAGAGTGGTTGCAATTGCCATTTTCAATCCTCACTGTGAGAATCTGTTTTGATTTGGATATCGCCGACGGCACAGAGATCCCTGATGCCGAAGGTCCTGCGGACGGCCCGCCCGACGGAAAACCGCACGTCGCAACGGTCCACCCATTGTTCGTAAAGAAGATCCGGCAGGCGCTGCACCTGACCGTCGAACCCCTGCAGCTTTAAGCCGAACTTTTCGAGCCATCTGAGGTTCTGAAAGACCTGAGATCCTTCTCTAAACAGATCGGCGTTTAGAGCGGCGCTCGGGCCATAGAACGAGGCTACAAATCGAAACGTCTGATGCGAAACCCGGAGCACGTCTCCGCTTTCGGGTTTCTCTAGATCCCCCTTGCGGTCGATCTGGTCGGGGTTCCCGTGTGTTTCGACAGACTCGAACCCCACAGCGCACCAGTTCTCGTCTACCCCGGGCCTCGTGCCGGGCTTTGGCAGCCATCTCCGCCTGACATGGTCGAGCGGGATGCCTGTTATCTGCGCAACCCATGAACGGATCGTGTTTGTTGGGTCACTCGTGTTCGAAGACTCAACTGGAGTGAGGACCCCCGCTGTTCTTGAATCAATAACGGCCATTGCCAGCCTCCTCCGGCCAGCAGACGAGCCGTAAAAAGCCTCTTCCAAACTGGCTGTAATCGGCGCAGTCTTTGACAACAAATCGCTTTCCATGCCACAAGACGGCGTCATAAGCCGCCCCGAATCCTTCCGGCGCCATGTCGGACACGCACCGCACGATGATCGTCCCTGCCCGCTGCAGGGCTTCCGGAAGACGGTCAATCGTTTTTTGGTCAGAGGTGACCACGGCGTTAATCTCAGCCGTTTCCCCGTCTGCCCACGCAGGCTCCCCATTGGCATCGGTCGATTCAACCGTCTTGATCAAGGCGCACGGGGATGTGAAAAGAGGGTCTTCGATAACCTCCGATACATCCAGCAGAGCCATGTCACTTTCCCTTTACCACGTAATAGTCGATGGAGTTCCGCAGGGATCCCGTATTGATCAAGGGCCTCACGTTCACTCCGTTCATCTCGTTTTCACGCTTGCTCTTGGTGAGCCTTGATCGGTTGCGGTTTCTAAGGGTCGAAGGCTTGAGCGGAACAAAGTTCCCGGTTGACATCTCGACCTTCACCGCAGAGGAGGCGATGGACCCAGCCTGTTCGAGGAGCCTTTCCATCGCAGCCCCGTCACCGTGCAGCCCGGCCTTCATGGCGGCCTTGAGCTTAGGGATGTAATTCGGAGCCGCCTTCCTCACGCCGGGCCTTAAAAAGGGTCTCTCCGGGATGTTGGCTGCCGGGCTTCCAAACTCGTGAATGAACCCGAGCTCATGGTTGGACGGTCCTCCGTCGCTTCTGGCGTCCCCTTTGCTACCGGAGGCTATTCCGACGAAAACGGCAGCGCCCTTGATGCGATTTACAGCCTTTTTCACTTCATCAATGCGCGAGGTCGTCGTTATTGACGCGAACGGCTTGACCTTCATATCTGCCTCGCCCCGGCTCCAAAAATCTTGAGCAGCATGTAAAGCTCGCGTCCATACGCCGTGACATTCCACGATCCGGCCCCTGTTTCCGTTACGGAACCCGTATCAAAAGACACGGAAGCGCCGTCCACGGATTTGGAGGAAACCACGCCGGATGCCTCTCCTGAATTCCCGGATCCTCCCGCCGCTCCCGACCCCTGCGCCTTCAGGAAATGGGCCGCGTACAGGCCCATCACGTGATTTCGCAAGGCCTCGTCTGTCCAAACGTCTTCGGAAAAGAACTTGTCGGCAAGCGCCAGGCGGATTTCAACGGAAGGCCCCGGATAGAGCTCTTCCGTGAACTCCGGAAACGAAGAACGAAAAGAATCAACTGTCAGAGCCGTCATCTTTCGCCTCCGCCGCGTCCTTCTTCCTGGTTCTTCCCTTCACGTCGGAAACGGTCAGGATGTACTGACTGAGGTAGCTGTTTCCGGCCACTTCATCAGAGACCACGTACTCCTTCCCCGCGGCAAAAGGGAGCCTCTTACCGTTAAGCCGGAGCGTGACCGGGCCGTTGACAGTGATCCTTTTCATAACTACTCCACTTAGTCCGCGAGATCGGCGTAGTACACCATCTCGGGGCGGACGAACTCCACACCGCCCAGGGCGCCGTAGTACGGGACAATCTGGCGATAGTCGCGGTACTGCACCGGCAGAGCCTGAATCTGAACGAGCGGGAAGCGAACCACGTCGTCGCGGCGGGTATAGGCAACAATGCGGCCTTTACCGGAGTTAATGCTCGAATCAGCAAGCCACCGAACCGGGCGAATCGTCAGGCTTCCGCCGTTGGCGACTGCCAGGTTGTTGCTGGTGACGTACTGCAGAACATTCATGTTCGTGTTCGGCAGCTGCTGGGAGGCAAGAGCCGAGAACAGCGCGGGCGGAATCAGGCAGGTGTCCGGAATGCGGTTGTAGGCCGTGTTCTTCCAGGCTGCATCGAGCACGGAGTTGAAGAACTTGATGGCCTTTTCAGCCGTGGTGGTCGAAGCATCAAAAGCGCCGACGTTCTCTTTGGCGATAGCAGAGTTGTTGAGAAGGCCGGAAATCCCAAGCTCGGTGTCGCCCATGTACACCTGGGTGTCGATATCGAGCTGGTGCTTCATGCGCATGGCATCGTGCTTCATCTTGTCGATCGGGCGGCCGGCCTTCATGGCCTTTTCCAGATCGAAGATCGTGTAGTCGACCTCCATGCCCCACGGGGTAACGGGGGTAGTGATCTTGTTCATCTGAATGGAGACGCGGGCCGGGGTGGTGGCCTCGCCGCGGATCCAGCTCTTGGTGCCGCTGCCGGTGCCGCCAAAGCCGCCCGCGTAGTTCGTGAGGATGAAGGAAGTCACCTCGTCTGCGATCGTGACATCCTCGCGCAGAGGCATGTCGCGGGACCAGGTGAATTCGGCGATCGGGTCGTAATTGTGGGGGTCGAGTCGTTCAAGCTGGCCAACAAGGAATGCACCAGTGCTCTGAATCTCAGAGTCAGTAAATTTCATGGAAGTGCTCCTTAGATGTTAAAGGCAATTTCAGCCAGACCGTTCGCATCCGCGGGGCCCATGAAGGTCGCTCCGGAGAGGGCGGTGTTGGAGGTGGAATCAGCGGAAATCGCACCGGTCGAAGTGAGATAAACCTGGCCGCCCGCAGCGGCCGTGCCGCTGGAAACGGTGACAGCGATGTAGCCGCGGCGAAGAACGGAGACGAGCTCCATTTCCTGCACGCCATCGTTGTCGGCCTGACCGTATTCGCGCACAGAGAAGCCGTAGACGGCATCGGAGGCGGCGCTCACAGCTGCGGCCTTGCCGCTCGAAAGCTTGACGGGCACGCCGAAAGCCTTGACGGTTCCGTCGTTGACCTTGGTTTCAATGGTCGCGTCAAAAAGACCGCGGGTAAGGTCGCCTGCATAGCCGGGCGTCATGGAGGTGCCGATGAACTGAGACATGGTTATTTTTCCTTCCAAAATTCAGCAAACTTTTTGTTGAGATCCGCATTGCTCGTTGAGCGGGGAGCCTGATCGGCCATATGGACAGCGACCGGGTTGTTCTTGGCGCGGGCCAGTTCGGCAGCAGCCTTGAACGCAATCGCCAAAGAGGCGTCGTCCAGCGTGTCGGCGTCGCCAAACTCTTTCACGCCTGCGGCCTTGAGGGCCTGGCGGCGGAGGCGGTTGAGAACATCCTTAGAGAAGCCGCCGGTCTTGGCGTCAGCCGCGGGCTTCTTGATGCCCGGGCAGACATCCTCTGCGTCAGCGAGAACTTCCTGCGACTCCTCGGCTGGAACGGTCTCGTCAACCGGAGCCGCTTCAGGATCGGGTTCCGGTTGGGCAGGCTCTTCATCCGCAGCCTGCTCCGGCTTTTCCTTGGCTGCCTCTGCGGACTGCAGCTTCTGGACAAAGGCCGTCAGCTCTCCCACCGCCTTCTCGAGCGCTGCGATTCGGTCTTCGGGAGAAGGCGCGGGAGCCGGAGCGGGCTCCGCAGCAGGCTCCGGATCAGCATCCTTAACGTCGACCTTGTCGAGCGCTTCATTGAACTTATCCTCATCGCCGTCACGGAAGAGGCGGCGGAGCATAGTCTTCCAACTAGATTTAGGTTCGTTCATAAAACCATCACCAATAGAACAAACGGGGCCACACCGCCCCTGATTAACAAGAGCAACGTGGTTCCCCACAATGCCCACCTGATGACCGGAATCGGCGCCGTCCCGCACGAAATTCGCGTCGTAGCCGCACGAGATTTCGCAGAGCGTCCCGTTTTCGATCAAGTCGATTCCCTTCTTGTCCAGGACAAGAAGGTCGGCCAGAAGAAGGCCGGATTCGTCACCTTCGCCCCGCCGCACGTTCTGCACGTGCCCGATGGAGATCTTTTTCCACGTCTCCGGGTCCGCAAAGGTGTCGTGCCCGATCACGATTGGCTTGCCCTCAAAGCTCGCGATCGTCTCGGGCTTGAACAGCTCTTCTGCCGGGCGGCCGACATGCACGACAGGGGCGTTCATCGAGACGTCCGCGCCCGTGTAGTCAAATGTGCCGACTCTCGAGATCGGAACGTCCCGGCAGAGCAGATACCCCTCCGGAGTCAGCTCCTTGTGAGGGCTCAGCCGCTCGCTTGTGAGGAAATTTCCATCTCTAAACTTCATGATTCGTACTTCGATTTAGGAAACAACGGTTCTGCCCAGCAGCGGCAGTTCCACAGCTGGCCAGGATGAGAGTGAACGATCTTCTGACCCGGCTCGCTCGTGATCGGCGGGTCGTTCCAGGACTGTATCGTCCCATCAAGCTGCCGATGCCTTGGTCTTACCGCCCCGTCACCTACCGTGTGCCAGATGTAGTGCGTAGACCCGACGGCCTGCGCCCTTGCCTGTGTGTAAGACGTCCTGGCTCTTGCCGTCTCGGTTCTTGCGATGCAGATCGCCCGGCTCATCGTGATGGGCCCGAGCCGCTTTATGTCCTCGGCGAAAGAAGCGAAGCGCTCGCCCGTCATGAGGCTGCGCTGCGCCATCTCCTGAACCTTTTCCGCGGCCTCTCTTGGAAGAGACTTGATCAGGTCGACCTGAAGGTTTTGAAGATCCTCGTAGGCCTTCCCTGTCAGCGCGTCCTTCAGGCGTTTTCTTGTTTCTGCCGAGAGTTCTCCACCCACCAGCTTCCACGTTTCGAAGTCGGCCGCTCCGGCCCGCTTGAGCATGATTCCCGATATCTCGTGCGCCCAGGCGTCGATCTCGTCCGCGTATGAAAAAAGCCGCATCTGGATCTCAGAGGCGGCCTTCACGGGGTCAGCGGCGGCGGAGTAGTCACGGGCGATTCGGTCCACCTGTCGGGCCACCCGCTTGAGGCGCTTTTGGTACCACGCCAACAGCTGCGCCGTTTTGGTTTGCTCCCGGAACGCTTTCGGGTTTGGCATTTAACAGATCCTCCGTTAACTTGGCCTCCGGCGGCATCATCCCGTTGTCTGCCTCTTCGGCGGCATCTATGTCTTCGTCACTGATCGAACCAAAGAGCCCGATCGTGTCGGACAGCTTTCTCAGCTCCTTCATCGCAACTGATGTCGGGATGGCGCCGGCCTGAAGGGCCTGAATGATCGAACCGGCAAGGCCCTGCGCAGCCTGGGACTTCTGCTCGTTCGTCATCTGCCAGAGGCTCTTGAACTCAAAGCCGAAGTCGGCGTCCGGCGCCGAACCAAAGGCCGACTCATACATGACGCGAAGCAGCCTCTTCAGGCCCGGCCTCAGGTCGGAGTCCTGATCGTGCTTCACGTTGTCGTAATAGATCCGAAGGTCCGACTCTCCGGTTGAGTTGAATCCCGCCGGAGACTGCCCAAACAGGCGCACAAGGGGAACGCCGATGGCGCCGGAGATCTGCTGCCCGAACTGCAGCAGAATGTCCGGGATCCCCGTGAACGAGTACTGCATCGTCTGGAACTCATCGGTGCTGTCGCCGATGGTCAGACCCTCGATCCCCTGGAACTCCCTCATGTAGTCCATCTGTTTCAGGAAACCGTCGCGGGCGAGACTGTTCGTCAGGATGTCCCGCAGCCCCTGCACCTTGTAGTAGCGCAGGTACGACTTGCTGATCAGCTGAGCTGCGCCCTGCGTCGCAAGGTCGAACATCTGAACCTGAGGAATGACGGCCTCGAGTATGGAGGCGCCCCACCCCTGATAGGCCTGCCTCAGGTTAAATGGCAGCCTCCGGCCGTCGAGCCTGATCACTCTCGAATGGTGGATCCTGTTGCCAGGGATGTTGACGCCGACTTCCTTTTGCAGGACCTCGTAGTATTCGGGTTTTCCGAAATCGGGTCCAAGCGCCTGAACGAGCTCGCTTGAGGGCTGTATCTGCCAGCGGTCAAGAACGTACAGCCCGCGGAACACCCCTTTTCGGACTTCGGCGAGCGGCTGGCTCATGTCCTGCCCGTCGATCATCATGACGGCGACGGACCCGCCGTAGAGCCGGGCCCACTTGATAGCGTCCGCAATGGAGTCCCACACCCGCCAGTCGTCAAGATCGGCGTTCAGCCGGTCCACAACCTTGGGATTCTCGGACTTGATGTCTATGCCCTCGCGGGTCATGTCCTCGGCGATGATGTCCACCGCGAGGGAGCAGATCCACGACCCCTGATACGCCCACTCGAGCTGGGAGCGATCGAGAGACTCGAACCTCGGAACGTAATGGGTCGCAGCAAAGGTGTTGCGGCTCTGGCTGCCGATCCTGAGCAGGGGATTGATCACCCCGTCCAGAAACAGCCTTTTGGCCGCGGACTTTTTTATGTTTCTTGCGCTGGTTCTGCTCATTGCATCCGTCCTAAAGCGGCCCACTTACTCAGCCCGGGCTTCGTGATATAGCCGTCAAGGGCGTAGCGAAGCCCGTCGATAATGTGGTTCGACTTGTCCAAAATGATCGGAAGAACCTCGTCTGTGGTCTTGTCAACCTTATACGAGTAGAGCCTGAACTCATCCGCGGCGTGTTTGCATCGCGGATGGATGACGATCTTCTCGAAGCTCTTCAGATAGGCGATTCCATCCTCCACGCTTCCCTGCCACTTCGTTGCGGCCGAGATCCGGAAAGGCGGATTGACCCGGTTTGCCAGATAGCTGATGGTCTCAGGCCTGGCCGAGTCGGCCTTGATCGGCCATTCGTGCGACCCCGGGACGGATTCGTAGAGCTGCGGCATTTCGTCGAGCTCCACCCCGACCGCATACGCCTCGTAGTCAATGTAGAGGCGGCCATCGAGGATGAAGCAGCGGACAAGCGTGTTCGGGTCGTTCGCAAAGCCAAAGTCGGCGCCGAAGAACAGCCTGTCCGCCTTCTTCCAAAGATCGTCCGGAAAGTCTTCGACAACATAGCGGCCTTTGAACACCTGGGCGTCCGATATCGTTCTTGGATACCCCTCCCAGATGTGCAGATAGGCTTCGTAGTCCGACTTCTTCAGGAACTCCATTTCTTTTCGGAGCTCGTCTGGGAAGTAGGCGTTCTCGTCGTAGTTGACTTTGCGAACGCAGGCGTCCGGCGGCGGGTTCTCGATGAACCTTTTCGTCGTCGGATCGTCTGCGTTCAGGGGGTTGAAGGTGATCCAGATTTCGGACCCCGGCTTTCTTATCGTCGGGATCAGGACGGACCATGACGCTTCTGAAACTGTTTGGGCCTCTTCCACCCAGGCGATGTCAATGCCTTCAGTAGACTTGAGCGACTGGTTGTGGGAAAGCCCCTTGAATATGAACCTGCTGCCTGTTTCCTTGCTGCGGATTTCTGCCTCGAGGAAATCGAAGCGGTCGGCGATGCCGAGCCTGTAGGCCGTATCCTTCAGCACCTGGTAGGAAGAATCGCGGATTGAGGCCTGAATCTCCCTGCAGCAAAGAACACGGAGCCTTGCCATGTCGGCCATCACAATCAAGGCCTCGGCCACGGCCCAGCTCTTGCCCGATCCGCGGCCGCCATAGAACACTTTGTAGCGGTGCGGCCTCCAGATCTCAGCAAAGGGGTTACTTACCGGCATCTTTATGGGCCTCGACAGCCTCCCGCATTTTGGCGTAAACCGCATCCATGCCGTCCCCGACGCTGCCGGAATTAACCTCTGCGATCACCTTCTGGCGGTCGCTGAAGCGGTGGTCATCACGAATAGCAGCTTCTCTGGCCAGCTCCTGCATAGCTACCTTGTAGCCGTCTACAACACCCTTGGGGAAGCTGATTCCCTCATTTTCATGGAGCTGGGTCTTCTCTATAAGCTCTTTAACCAGGTCCATGCGCCGATCGTTGTAGAGTTCAGCACTGAACCGCCTAGCTTCGATTGTGGCCGCAAGAAAGTCGGGATACTTCTTCTTCCACAGTCTTAAAGCTTCTGCACTTGGCATGCCCGGCATTTTGCATATCTTTGCCTCGGACTTTCCTTCTCTAATCAGAGAGAGAATCTTGTTAGCCATCTCTGGACCGTAAGCCGATGGCCGCCCACCCATTGTTTTCTGGAACTTTCTAATTGCCATGGCCTTTCTTTTCGTTGATGAGTTTTCTTACCGCCGCTCGACGTTTGACACCCTTGAACTCGACGCCGAGTAACTCTTTGTATTTATTTTCGTCAAACTTTTTATTTTCACTAGGCTCTTTATTTCTTGGCGTACATTTTTCTGCTGTTCCTTCTTTGCTTACAAACTGGCCATTCTTGTCGGAGTGCAATGCACCGTTCCTATCTTTTGTGTCATCGAAAAATACGAATGGAATCAGGTCGTTAAACCTGATAAATCTCTTTTCGGATTCGCGTAATTCAGAATACTCATTGGCAAATTTCATTTGTTTCCTCGCGCGCGAACCGTACAAGAAACCTATTTGCTCCTCCAAACCGTTTTTGACCGTAGAACCTCAAGGAGGTCATACCCTGCCATAGTCAGCTCTGGCTCGATCCTCACGTAGCTCACCTTGCCCGGAAGCGTGCAGCCGTACTGGATGCCCTTGATGTAGCCTGACTCGGACAGAAGTTTCAGGTGACGTGCCACAATGGATTCGAACTTCTCATCGTTCTTTCCGAACAAGATGTCCTTATGGAGATGTTCGATGAATTCCTTCAGTGATTCATCTTCAATCTTTCCGAGAAGCTCTCGGACGACATCCCAGTCTCTTACCATAAGGAAATCCAAAATGTGGCGCCGGGTCGGGGGCCGGCCCAAGGGACAAAAGAAAACCCCGCCCGGCATAAAAATTTAGCCCGGAGATCTTCTGACCTTCGGGCTTACGTTTCTTACGGGTGCAAAAAGGCTGGCCATCGGCCAACCTTAATTACATCTTGCGTCTTTCGCTTACTGATATTTTCATTTTACGCCTCGTCATTATGAAAAGCAAAATTTTTATCTCTGGCGTAAAAATCAAGAATATTGGAAAGCATAACACAAGCGTTATGAAGTTCCTCGTCGAATCTACGTCTATTCAGGCCCATAGCCTTTCCCAGTCTGCCGACAGGAATCATCGGCCTCAGGTAGAGCACGCAGATCATGAGACGATATTTTTCCGGATACAGCGGGGAGCAGAGCGCGCGCTCGACAAGAGCAGCGTCTGCTGCGTCTACCGGATCTGATTTCCGCTGATCGTCCTGATAGAAATCCTCCGGCGCACCAAACAGTGCGATCATCTTCGCAAGCCACGATGCGCGTAAGCATGATCGGTCCCTATAAACTCTCGCCCAGTTTTCGAGTCTCGCGTCCAGGTCTCGATCTTCGATCACGCTTCTCTCCTGTCTGTCGGTTCTGCCTCCACCCATACCCGGATACCCTCATAGGCGTCGCTGTACCGCTTCCTGACGGTCAGGATGGACACTTTGCTGTCATCCACCCATGCGATGTCGTTGAGGCTGTCTAAGACGATTTTGGCGACATTATCGGCGTCTGGTTTCCCGGGAGAAATCTCTTGCCGGAGCGCCGCTGCTTTCTTTGCCTTGGCCCATGAGACGGGGACCTTACAGCAGACAAGGATATCGACTGCAAAAGAGAGCGCATCTTTCCCTGTGTACTGCGTCCCGGCAATCGCCTTTCTCGCCATTGACTGGACGAAAGCGCGGTACCGTCGGTCTTCATCCGGGATATAGGTGTGACCGTTCCTCATGAACCGAGGCCGGGCGGCTCCTCTCGCTTTACCCGGCACCTGGAAGCCAAACTCAAAACTCACTTTTCTCCTCCTGCTTTTCCTTGAATTCCCTCCGGACCTCGCTCACATACCATGTGGAGATCCCAAATCGGTCTGCCACTACCGGGATTGGCAGCTTCATCGATGCTCGAGCGATATGCTCCCGAATCACTGCCGGGAAGCGCTTTCTGCTACCGTCAGGCACCGCCCTGAGCTGCTTGATGTACTTTCGGACATCGCTGTCAGTCTTCACCCATGAAGCATCCGGCACCAGGCGATGATCGTGGACAGAAGGACGGACCATTCCCTTTCGCTTATACGCGTCCGCGATGACGCCTATGGTGACCTTTAGCCGGGCTTCAAGGTACATAGCCGGTGCAGTCCGGCAGAGGATATCCAGAGACTTCCAGACATCTTCAGGGATGACGTCAGGTAAGATCCTCGCGCCCTTGGCGTGGGAGATGATTTCTCGTCTTGCCTCGACATAAGCCGATACCTTTTGGAAGTGCTCCTCGCACTTTTGCAGGTCTTCCAGCGGGTACATCCGCTCATCAGTCAGGACTCTGACGGCCCTATCTTTGGCTGCCTTTCCCTTGGCATCGGCTATCTCGGCGACTCTGGCGACTCTGGCGACTGGCTGCGTGAGCGTGTAGGAAACGAAACTGGCTGGGATCATGCTCACTCCTCTTAGAAGGGGATATCGTCGAAAGAATCGGAGGAATAGGAAGAGACCCACTCAGGGATATCGTCCTCTCTGGCGCCAGGACCGCCTGCAAGCGTCTTCCTGGCGGTAGCCGGTACAACTGAACCTTTGGCGCTTTTAGCTCGCTCCTCGGCGATCAGAGTAAGGAATGGAGGGATCGCGGCTTCTGCCTCTTCTCTCTTTCTCAGACCTTCTCTCGCTTCAGTAATCGCAGACTCTGACGGAGTATCCCCGAACTGCTTGCGGACAAAGAGCTCATCCTCGAGCCTGAGCGGGCGATGCTCGACGTAGGCGATCAGCTTCCGCCACATCCACTCTTTTCCGGTCAGCGCTGGGAGATCATGTCTCGCAGTTAGCCAGCGGTGGTAAGCGGCATTGACCGCGGGATCAGCGGGAGTCACTGCGGAAATCGTCACCTCTTTGGCGCTGTCTTCCTGAACTTTCTTCTCTTGAGCCCGCTCACGGATTTCCTTGGCAGACTTCACGATGTCTGACGGCGCAGCCATCTTGCTGTGTCGCTTCGGCCAATCCGTAAGCGCTGATATAGCCGCCCATGCCGGGACTTCATCCTTGAGACAAGAAACCCAGAGGACGAGTCCCTTTTCTGATGGGGTTTTGGCTCCCAAGAGATCAGCGAGCCCCGTAACCTGATCGGTGATCTGCTTGACGTCAGATCCTTCGTACTTAAATCCAGTCATCTACAGTGTCCTTTTCCTCTTCCTTCGTGTCGTCTGTGATCCCCAGAGCCTTGATGACGTTGGCTACCGTCCTATCCATGCTGGAGCGTGAGTCGGTCTCTTTCTCGTAATCCTTAACCGCCTGCCAATCGGCGTTGATCGAGATCCATCCCCGTGTGGCGCATAGCTCAACCGCTTGCTGGACTGAGAGACCAGACTTAACGACCTGGGCTTTGAAGTGCTTCCATGCCGTCTCGGTGAGCGGTGAGTGCTTTGCCTTGCGTACCGTCATCCAGTCTCTGAAAGCGGACTCGGTGAGCTCGACACCGAGCTCCGGAGGTTTGAATGCCTGATGAGTTCTGGTTTTCTCTTTCGACGCATCCGGTATCTCGGAGAGCGAGAAGCGGTGTGTCTGTGCCTCCCGCTTCGCCAAAGGCGAGGGGGGAGGCAGGGGAGTCTCTCCTTCCTTGTTAAGTTCCTTGTTAACTTCCATGTTAGGGGTCGACTTTTCCACCCCCTCCGGGTCGACTTTTCCACCCTCCCCGGGTGTACTTTCATACCCGGTAGACTTCCCGACCGGGTCGACTTTTCCACCCGGTATAGACAGTTGATACTCGGTCTTTCCGCCCGGGTTCCGGGTGTAAGTCACATAGCCCTTTGCTACCAAAACTTTCAGGGCTTTCCTTACGGTATCTTTACAGACTCCGGTATCCCGCATGATTGTTCCTATCGAAGGGCAGCAAAGTTGCGTAGCGCCGTTTTTCCTATGCGCGAGGCAAAGCAAGATGTACTTGTCCATTCCTCCGATATCAGAAACGTTCCATGCGCGGTCTTCTTCTTTGAACATGCGTCCACCTCGTCATGAGACCCTCTTGCCCCTGCGTGATTTCTTTGGAGGTCTAAAAAAATTCGGGCAAAGGATGTATTCAGGGATCCCTGTCAAGGCAGAAACTTTTGCCGCATACCTATACGAGACATACCCAAGCTGCCTCCATCTGCTCACTGCTTGATGCGTGATTCCCAAAGCATCCGCCAGTTCGATGTCAGTTTTGCCAAAAGCCGCCACAGCGCGATCAACTGGGTTAGTAACTTGGATCCGTTCCATTTTATTCCGTGCAGCAATTAAAGATAGCTTAATGTTATATTTTTATGCGTAGAAAAGCAATAGTTAGTTGACTTTAATTTGTTCGCCCATTGCTGTATAAGTGCAAATAACAATTGCATTAACGAGGAGGCGCGGCATGACGTTGCAAGAGCGTTTGCGTGGGCTGATGGCAAGAAAGGGGCTAACTCAGCAGCAGGTAGGTGATGCCGTCGGCGTCACCCGCCAAGCCGTCGCTAGGTGGCTTGCTGGTCTTAGCGAGCCAAAAGGCAAAACCTTAGGGAAACTTGCATCTTTTCTCGGATGCACGGCTGCTTGGCTACAATTCGGTGAAGGCGATTCAGTCCAAGCTTTTATTGAAGGTGAAGAAACTCCACCAGACGGGGTTGTTGAAATTAGGGAATACCAGCTGCGAGCATCGTGCGGATGCGGCGCTGAGAATGACTGGGAAGAGATTCATAACAGCCGGGCGACGTGGTACCGACGCGAGTTTTTCGACACCAGAGGCGTAAAACCGGAGCAATGCCGCAGAATAACGGCTCGTGGCGACTCTATGGAACCTTTTATTTTTGACGGTGATCACGTACTTTTTGCCGAAGAAATAGAACCTGTTCAAATTAGAGATGGCCATTTATATGTACTCGCGATTGCTGGCCAACTAAAAATTAAACGCCTTGCTTCTGTAAAGGGAGGCATAGAAATTCGTAGCGACAACCCAACCTATGGGACTGAAACCTATAAGGGGGACGAACTCTCGCAAATAAAGATATTTGGTAAGGTGCTTGAGATAAGCCGCGCTGTATAGCAACCCCTAAGTAGCCTAACAAGCAATCATGTTTGATAAAAAGCAAAACATGGTTGCTTTTTTATGCTTTTAATAGCAATTTTCTATTGCTTATTCTTGATTGATGATGTAATCTTCAAATTGTCAAAAGTAAATAGTGAATAGCAATTAGCAATAAGGAGCCCGCATGTACACCTACAGAATCAGCATCAAATCCAATTTCGCGGATATCAATGGCAAGCCCGCCGCCGAGTGCGAGCTGATCGATTAACAGGAGACAGACATGGGAAAAGGAGGGAATCATGGACCAGTACGAAGCCGCCCGCCGCGAGCGTGAAGCGACCGAGAGCCTCATGGAGGAGGACACAGCTAAGGAGATCCTCGGATGGATCTTCGAAGCCGCTGTCACCTTCCTCTCGGTCTTCGTGATCACGGCGGCGCTTCTCGCCTTCTTCGGGATCCTCGATATCCACATCATCTAAGGACGACAAATGAACGACATTGAACTCAGCAAGGAAGACATCGGTGTTGAGGAGACGATTACTCCCTCCCTCACCGTGGGCGAGGCTCCAGTCCCTCCCGAAGAGAGCACTCCTTCCCCCGCGCCGTCACTGGCAGACGCTCAGCGCACACCCGTACCACCGTGCGGGATCTTTGAAGCGCTCGCGCGGGCTCAGGCGGGATTCCGCAAGGTGATCAAGAACAGGGTTAATCCGGCTTTCAAGTCCCGCTACGCAGACCTTGAGGCGATTCTCGACGCCGTGCGTCCATCCCTCAACGCGCAGGGGATCTTCATCTCTCAGGATGTCGAAAACGAGCCGGGGGCGGTGTCCTGCCTCACGATCCTGACCAGCAGGGACGGCGCCCGGGTGTCCGGCGGGAAGATCACGATTCCGCTCCCGAAGGATTCCCGCAACGCGGCTCAGGCTCTTGGGTCCGCGATCACCTAC